ATTGTAGTAAGATATTTACAGCATATAAAAAGAATTTTGTTGAGTCATTTTCGTATGGTATTGTCGCCATGTTGGTTCCTTTAATGATGCCCTCCTAAGAGGACACTTTAAAGTCTATACGTTCTTGATAGACACAGCCGAGTTAGCACGTAATGGAGCCATACCATTAGAGAAGTATGAAGTGATAAGCATAGCATCAAGGAAATCTTCCTGACGTTTACCCTTAGCAACGATATCCCATAGCTTAACAACACCAGCAGCTTGTTCAGTCCATGCAAGAGCAACTAAACCAGCAGTCGCAGGTACATTGTTAGAGTCAAATACCATTGCTCCACCAACCATCTTAATCTCACCAGTATCAAAACCACCATTACCAGAAGTAAAGTCAGTATTAACAGCTTTAGAAGCTTGAGGTAAATAAGAGAAGTTAGTTGGAGATAAAGCAACGTACACTTCACCATCATCATCAGACTCACGAATTGCAGCAACAGCAGCATAAATAGACTCAGTAATTGCATCACCAAGAGCTTCAGCAGTTGCACCAGCAGCTACACCACCAGGAAGGGCTGTATTAACAACAACAGTACCATTACCATTACCAACTAAACCAGTAGCTAAAGAAGATGCCTCAATTGCAGCAGCAGCTTTACGGTCAACAACATTAGCAAGTTTAGAACCAATTTGACGATATTGCATAGAGATAACATCATAGTTAGCTACAGCTTCATCGAAACGGTCGATACGTCTTGCAACATATTGTGGTCGGTCAAGATTAATAACGATCTCATCTTGAGTACCAGCAGTAACTGAAACCTGAGTACCAGCAGTGTAAGATGCCGTAGGAGCATCAACTGCATCCTCTTTACCTTCAATGATGAACTGAGCACCAGTACCACCATCAATAGAACGAGTATCTAGTTTGTCAATAAAACGAGTTTTGCGTAAAAACGCTTCTAATACACCAACGTGTACGTCACGAGAAAGAGTGTTTGTAGTATCTGAACCCACATTTGGGGTTGAAGCACCTGCGTAAGCCATAGTAAATCCTTAATTTTGTGTTTTGTAATGTTTTGTTCTTGTGGAAACTCAACTTTTTACAAAACTAAGGATTTACCATCTTCTCTTACAAGGTTAGAAAGCTTATCATGTAGCAATGACTAAGCTAGTTAAGTTTTACCTCAACGAACTTAATCAAGATTCTAACAGATTGAGCCACCTAATGTCAAGGTCGCATACCTAAAACTGAGTTAGGTGTTTTGTTTAGACGTTTTTGGAACATCTCTTTATCTGCTCTAGTCGCAAATTTGCTATCAGCATGAGCCTTATCAGCTAACATCTCTGACAGCGTAGCATAACCACTAATCCCTCTTGGAGCTGATTCACCAGTAAATCTACCAGTTGGCTCAGACGATTCAGGAGCTTCACCACCAGACTTTTGGAAGTCCTCATATAAGCCCTTAATTAATCTACTGGCAAAAGGAGAGTTCAGTCCAGCATCAAATGCAGCACGTTCACTCTCTGGTAAAGCCTCTTTAGCCCAAGCAACCATATTAGTATAGTTCTCTTGACCACCAACTAACTCAAATGCTTCACGTTGAACACGCTCTGCTTTCATAGCTTGGTTTTCAAGTTGAACCACATCAAGCCCAGCTTCTTCAGCTCTTGCTTTAACATCTTCAGTAAGTTCCATATTGTTACCAATAATCTCTGGAACCAATGATGAAATAGCTTCTTCTCTAGCTTGAGTAGCAATACGATCCTCTTGGATCTGTTTAATCTCTGCCTCTGTCTGTTTAACACCATCTTTAGTGTCGCGAACAAAGTTAGCGTGTTTAGTCTCAACAGCCTTAAACGTATTAAGTAAGGCTTCTGTGCTGTCGAATCTACCAAATAGCTTTCCATCTTTCAGATTCTCTTTCAAGAAATCTTCTGAGAACTGAAAGTTAGCCATAGCCTCATTGTTTTGGTTCACCTCTGATGGCAACCCTATCTCGCCCTGCGGATCTACGGCAGGAGCTTCATTTGCATTTTCATCAGCCATAATAACTACCTTTGGAACCCGTGATCGTTATAACGAATAGGTTTTTCTCGCAATTCCTCTTCAGACAATCTCCACACAACTTGCTTCAACTCTTCTTCGCTAATGCCATGCTTATCACGAATCTCTTTTGGAGACCATTCTGCATTGATTAGAACTCTAAGCTCTTGAGTAGTAAGTTTTGTCTTGACACCATCAGGACGACCCATATATGTTCCGTTCTTTTCAGAATATTCAGCATATTCAGATGTCGTCATTGTTAATACACCAGATGGTACTGGTGATTCTTCTTTTTTAACAGCAGGTTTAGGTGCTGTACTTTTTGCTTCTGGCATACAGTATCCTTATTTTTTCTTTGCTTTGATTACTGTAGTTGTCTTAGTATAAGACTTTACAGAACTGTCTTTCTTAACAACTTTCGCTTTTGGTTCTTTAGGTGTAGTAGTTTTTGTTTCAGCCATGATGTCCTCCTTTCATAGATTTACTGCTTTGCCGCTTCAACAACAGCCTTACCAGCCTCTTGACCAGATGATTGAGCACCAGCTTGATCTTGGATCATTTGTGTTTGAGCCTTTTGTGCTTCGGCAGCCTCTTTCTTTTGTTGCGTAGGTGTCTTCACTAAACGTGTAGTCTCGACATTATGGAATGAAGCATATCGGTTAACAAGTTCATCACCATTAATCTTCTGCATATAGCCAAGACTTGATACTTTACCAACAAACTCATCAGTGTTTCTAGCCTCATTAGATCTACCAATAGCATCAAGACCAACAACCATTTTAAGCTTGAGGGCTTTAAGATCTAATCCAAGTTCAGCCATAACCCATTCAACAACACGTTTACTAATCTTCTCAGAGAATGTAGAGTATACACCAGATAGAGTAGATGCCTCTAACTCTTGAGCCATGAAACGTACTTCAGCAGCAGTAACACGCTCTGCATCTCTGGTAGCTGATTCATTCATTAGAAAAGCAGAAGCAAACTCTCTCTTATGGTCATTTACTACTTCATAGGGAATTTGGAAGTCATAATTCTTTCCTAGCTGAAATGCCGTAACGTCATCTGCTCTACCATTTAATACAGCTAAGTTGTTTGCTTTAGCTACTTCACTGATGCGAGTCCTACCTCCACGTTGATCGACAAACAACATTGTCTTAGCAGCAGCAATAGATCCTTGAGTGAGAACTCTTGTTAGGTCAGAGAACTCTTCCATAGCTCCCATAAGCTCCTCAATATAAGGACGATAGTAGTGATCTCCATGAGACCAAGACCAGCCTACATGTTCAAATGGCAAGGTCTTGTCAGTATAAGTCTTCTCTCCAAATAAAACCTCATCAATCTCTTGAACCATGTTCCATTTTTTAGTCTTAGTGTCATAAGTAACCATAGTATATAGATGATACTCTTCTTTTTCATCTGCTGTAATACCATCTGGTAGTTCATCAACTAGCTCATGAATACATAGCTGTCTCATTCGACCACGACCATCAAGCTTCATTACGAAATTCTCAAGACCATGATAGCGAATACCATCATTAGGAACCTTCTCCATGATAGTTGAACCAATAACTAATGTCTGTAGAACTACATCAAATGTAGTAGCTCTAACACCTTGTGCTTCAATCTCTTTATTAATGTTTGCAGTGGAACGACTAATAAGGGCATAAGTTCCAGCAACCTCAGCATCAATAGCTTCATCTGGATCACGACCATCAGCCTCAGCCATTTCAGCAGCTTCCACGCTGAACGCTTCAATATCTTCCGATGCTGGATCTAGTTTAAATGATGATGATGCAGGTGGGAATAGGGCTAAACCAATCTTAGCCTTTAATGTTTGCACAAGTCGAGCCAAGTATGCTTGACCATACACATCTTTTGTTGCAGTAGATGATGAAGAACCCTCTTCTCTTAACAGATAAGGAATAGTGTATTCAGCAAACTTTCTTGCTCTATCTAGGAACTGGTCTCTATCTCCAACTCCATTGTTGTAAAACTCTAGTGGTGTCATATCTTTCGTGCTTGCCATGTTATAGTCCTATGCTTAGTGGGGATAAGAACGCATTGGTTCCAAATGTGTCTTCGTCTCTCTTTGCTCCAGCAGCAAATGTGGCACCAACCTCTTCAGGCTTAGTGTCTCTAATGATTTGCTCCTGCCTAGCTTTCTCAGCAGCTATACGCTTTTTCTCTTCTTTTAGTGCTTTCTTTTGAGCAGATGAAGCAAGCAAGGAAGTTCCTAGTCCTATAACTGCTGATATAGTTAGCGGATCCATGTCATTTTCCTTCTATCATGTCTATTAACTCTAGAGCCAAGTCAGTAGCTCCTGCTAATTTTATTCTGTCAAACTCTGGCATGTCATTTAAAACCATTGTATTAGGAAACGTATCTTTTAAGAAATCAAGCATACCATCTAAAGATGTAATTCTTTCTACTTCTGACTTGACCTCTTCAAATTCAGCATGTGCCATATTTGCCCTTTAGACTTTTTATTGATAAAATTATAGCATGAAAAACAACTACTATGAATATTACCCACCATTTCACAAAGAACTCAAGAG